CCGCAAGGGGGGCCCGGCGCAGTGCAGTATATCCATGCTCGCCTCTCTTTTCTCCTCCCTTTCCGGGGGAGGACGGAGTTGCGAGCTTGATCCGAGAGAATTAACTCTCGGAGACCTGTAGGAGCTCTGGTGCTATTGGCGGTCGTTCGTAAAAGAGCCATGCCCTTTGGGTATGGTTCTGGTCGCGGTGAAAGGTGGGTGAGAAATCTGTCTACCAAGGCAGAAATTCTTCACCAAGTCTTTCCCGAGGCCCCGTCACGACCGTCATGGTTGCAAGGGACGCAGACAACTGTGTCCGAAAGCCATCCCGAATTCTACTCGCAAAAACGAGGAGAAGGGGATGTGGGCGGTGACTTCTTCACCCAGAAGAAGTATGCTTTCTCACCTTCTGTGAGTCAGCATATAGATACTGGATGGAGAACTGTCGGTCTTTCCGAGGAGGAGAGGTACATCTATGATGGACCTTTCTACATCGGAGAATCGACGTACCCCGCCGGTGGCATTGTGTTCCCTGATCAGCAAGTGAGCAGTAATGCTCAATTGGATGTTCTTGGAACAACAGCTATCGCGCGTTGTGCCCCCGCAGAACCTACTGCGAACCTGCTAACTGCGTTAGCAGAAACCTACCACGATGGTCTCCCGCACTTGATTGGGCGTGAGACCTGGGAGAAGAGAATTACCATTGCACAGTCCCTCCATAACCATGGAAGGGTGAGCGATGGACTCAAGTCTGCGGGTAATACCGCTGGCTCTGAGTTTCTCAACTACCAATTTGGGTGGTTACCTCTTGTCAGTGACGTTTCTGACTTTGTCAAAACCGTCATTCACCTGAATAAACTAGTGCAACAGTATATTCGGGATAATGGCAAGGTGGTTCGTCGTAGGTACTACTTTCCACCAGTCTTTTCTGATGTCACGTCATCTTTTTCGTCGCCTTCGTGGCCTGGTGGCCCGAAGAATTACGGCGGATGGCTTGATACTCAGAAGAGACCACAGGGTGAAGTCCAACTTCGTCGTCAGACGAGTGTGAACAGATGGTTTTCTGGCGCGTTCATCTATCATCTTCCGCAGACTTTCTTTGCGGAGTTGTATAGCGATCACGCCGCTCAATTCCAAACAGTCGAAAGACTTTTTGGTCTTGAGTTGACTCCAGATGTTCTTTGGGAACTCACCCCGTGGAGCTGGGCCGTTGACTGGTTTTCCAATGTTGGCGATGTTATTCACAACGCTAACGCTTGGGCCAGCGGTGGTCTGGTTATGAAGTATGGATATATTATGGAGCATTCTATTGTCCATGATACCTATACTTTCGTCGGTCCCACCAACATTGTTGGTGGTTCTACCGTACGACCTCCTGCTCTTGAATTGGTTGTTGAAACCAAGCAAAGGCGGAAGGCAACCCCCTTCGGGTTTGGGCTTACTATGGGTGGTCTAAACGCCACCCAAAAGTCCATTCTTGCCGCTCTGGGTTTGTCCCGTTTGCGGTGAGAGATGTACTTCGCAGCGTCAAACGCCAACAGGGGCCGTTCCAACGGCCCTAGGAGTGATGCCTATGGCATTGTCCGATCCTCAATCCATCACCATTAGTGCTGCAACGACTCCCCTCCCGAGGACTTATTCCTCGGGCGATGAGTCTGCGTACACCTCTGCTGATGGTTTGATCAAGTTGTCGATTAGCCACTCCCTTGCTAAGCAGGGGAGGGCTCGCCGACTCTTGCGGATTGACCATTCGAAGCTGGCTTCGGATCCGTTCAAGCCCTCGGAAAACGTGAAGGTGTCGATGGCGAATTACATCGTCTTCGATCTTCCGCCCGCGGGCTATACGAACGCCGAAGCTCTCGCTGTGTATACGGGCTTTAAAAGCCTCTACACAGCGTCAACCGACGCGATCATCTCCAAACTTCTTGGAGGTGAGTCGTAGGGAGCAGTAGGGTTGACCCCCCTGCTGGCCATGACTCTGACGTAGTCGATACCGGAATTGACATAAGAATCTCGATTAGCTATAAAACGCTAGCCGGGATCTTTGCTCTTTTCGGTGTTTGCTCCAGAATAGTCGACGTCCTAATTAGCGTTTTCACGTGAATTAGGTCGTGGCTTTCCTCCGAAAGGAGGCTCACTCCGTGGTGACTAGTTATTGGTTCTCCACCAGCTACGTGATCGATCCCAAAAAGGGAATCATATGGCTGTGTGGACACCTGGTTGAATATAAATTCAACCACAACTAGTCGAGAATGTCATCAGGCTAGGCATTCGGTTACCTCCTCCAAAGAAGGGGGGTCGATGAAAAGGCTGATGTCACTCTGGTCTAGTATCGCCGAGGAATCGGCGATGCAATGCTGCACTAGCGCCCATCACGACATTAATACCGTCGCGATGCGAGTTGAACACGAGGGGCTATCGTTTTTAACGATAACCCTACCTGACTTTGGAAAGGCCATCC